GGACCGAAGAGCGCGAGCTGGCCGTCGCGGATCTCCTTGCCTTCGTTGCCGACCCGCACCGCTCCCTCGAACACGTACGCGAGAGCCCGTTGCTCGCGCGGCAGCGACACGGCGACGTCCGCGGCGGTGCCGCCGTTGGGCGATACCCAGGTCGGCGTGTTGGGCGCGTAGGATAGCGAGATTGGCGTGTAGGTCAGCGTGTTAGGCGCGCCCGATGCCGCTGTGTATAGTCCCCACTTAGCGTCGCCGTTGCTGGAGGACTTAGCTCCGTAGTTGTCGGCGTTCGTGCCGAGAATCGCGGACAGTCCGGTCGACGCCCACACCGACCAGGTGTCCGTGAGATGCGTGTAGTCGCACTGGTAGAGCACCGCGGTGGAGGTACCGACCGCCCACACCCGCACGTTGCCGTTGTTAGGATCGTAGGCAAAGCTGGCGTTGCGAACCACGCCGGTCGTGTGCACCTGGCTGCGGTGCGTATATGTCGTCGAGTTGGCCGAGTTGCGCTCGAACAGCATCACCTGTGACGTGTTCACCGGATCCGGCGCGATCATGTAAAACCGACCACCGTCCCACCGACCACGCATCTGGTCCAGGTTGCCGACGTTGGCGTAGACCATCGTCTCGCCCGGCGAGCCGACCCACTGCGCGCCATTCCACGGGATGCGCACCATCTTCATGTGCGTTCGACCGTAGACCACCCACAGGTGCGGGTTGGCGTCGTAGCCGTTGCCACTGTGCTGTAGGTCCATGCTCGGACCTACCCGGCCGGCGGTGCCGGCGTGTAGCCACTGGCTGGTGCTACCACTGAACAGGTTGGCGTTGTGCAGCGCGTTCGCGCCGCCCATGGCGCCCATCATGGTGACGCCCTGGTTGGCGCCGATGTTGGTACCCACGGCGACCACGACGTAGTGCGTCGCGTTCGACGCGAACCACTGGGTCTTAATGTCCAGACCCGAGTAGACCGAACCGGCGACTCCGCCGTTACCCGCGCTACCAACGAGCACCTCGCCGTAGACGGTCCCGTCAAAGCTGTTGATAACCCGCACGTAGATCTTATCCGTACTCGACTCGTTGGTGCGGTATGCCCAGAACAGCCAGCCGTACTTGTCGGCAAAGATCTGTCCCACGTCCACCAGGTTGGTCCGCACGATGGTAGTCAGCAGTGCCCACGACGAGCCCGAGTCGGTGGACTTGTAGAGGGCGTAGTTGTCCGCGGTACTCGCCTTCACCAGGCAGATGTAGAGATTCCCGGTCGGGTGCCGCGTCAGCAGCGTCATGCCCGGGTACTGGAACGGCGTCGCGTTCGTGGTGGTTGCGATGGTAGCCACGTGCTCACCTCCTACGTGGGCGATATCTCCATGACGTTGAGGGACACCCGGTCGTTAGTGTCGGCACTAAGAGTGCCCGTGCCGCTGGTGCGCTTCCACCGAACCTTGACCGTGTAGGTGCCGGCGATGAGATCGGTTATGTAGCGCCAGTTGGTGACCGAGAGGTGCTCGTTGGCGGTGTTGTACAGGATCGTGGTGGTGTCGTAGCTCGGAATCGTTCCCTGGTTCATATCGTTGAAGTTCGCGCCCCACACCGCGACCGTGTTGGTGACTGTCGAGTATGCCGCGCCAGTTACCGAGACGTATACGCGCGTCACGTCCCAGTGCTTAGTGAACGTACAGCTCGTCAGCACCGGAGTATCGGAGTAGCTCGACGAGGTGGTGGTGCCGACGGTCTGAAGCTGTGAGTCGCCGGAGTGCGGCTGCCAACGGCGCGTCAACGCGCACACGGCGACCCACCGTTCGCGCGCGGGTCGCTGACCAAACTTGACCAGTGCCACACGATCGCCCTCGTATATGAGCGCCGAGCCCGCCAGCGAGACGGGCACCGACGCGGACGATCCCTCGAACGTCGCGTAGGCGTTGTTCACGTCCACGATGCTCGTGATAACGCCGATGGCCGTGACCTGACTCATGCCCGCGCGCATGAGCTTCCCGTCGACGATCGCGTTCATCGCGGCGAGGGTGTCAACGTCGAGAGTCACGACAGTAGCGACCACTCTTGAGACATGTTGCCACCGTTGAGCGGAAGCGACCACTTGGTGACGAGGATGTCTGACAGCGGACCTAGCATCGAGTCGTTGACGGTGATGCGGTCGAAGTGCCAGTGCAGCGGGTTCGGCGCGGTCGGGATCTGGTACGTCGTCATCAGCCGTAGGTCGGCGTCGATGCTCGCCTGCGCCAGCGCCACGAGCGCCGGCTGGTCCACAGCGTCCACCTGCTGCGGCACGGCGGTGATGGTGCGTCCACGCGCCGCTACGCTGGTGGGACCGAGCCGGTCGTTGACGAACGTGTAGATCCCGTCTCCCTCCATCGGCTGCTCACCGGCCGGGTCGGGCGACGTGAAGAACACCCAGCGGTTGGGCGCGTTGAAGAAGTCACGAACGGCGACCCGGTGTGTATCAAGCATCGACGTGCCCGCCTCGGCGTCGTACACCCACTCGCTCGGTCGATCGCTCGGGTTGAGGTACGGCTCGACGCGCAGGATGCCGTCCCAGTCCGAGTAGATTCCGCGGTAGCCGATCGCCTGCAGCAGGTCGTTAATTATCATCAGCCAGGTCGTCTGTGAGTTAAGCACCCAGGTGCGCGACGAGGTGAGTGTGGCGTCCCACCGCGCCTGGTCGATCCGATAGGCGACGATTCCCTGGGCGAGCATGATGGCCTCGACGGCGGCAAGGTAGCCGGTGCCGGCGCCCACGGTGTACGCCTCACCTACCGGCGTGCTCAACCAGAGTAGTATGTCGAAGCCGCTGACCGTGTGCGTGGGCGGTGACTCGCCGATGACCGCCTCCGGCGACGACGCGAGGTAGGCGCCCAGGTTGAACCGAACCGAGGTCGTAAAGTCGGACAGGACCATGTACGGACGCAGAATGGCGGTACCCCAGTCCAGATCCTGCGAGACGGTTAAACTCGCGGTACCGTGTAGTGTGGCGTAGCTGTCACGCTCGACCGTACCGCCGTTGAACCAGTCGGTCAGGTCGGCCAGCACGGTAAGCGTGACGTCGAGCAGCTCAAGTCCCGTGGATATCTTAAGTGCATCCGTGTCACGGATCAGCGAGGTGACCTGCGCGGCGGTCAGCGCGACGCCAGTCGTAGAGTTGCGCGCGGCGGGCTGCATCACACACCCTCGTCGGTAGTAACCACCGTTAAGTCGACACCGACGTGCCACGCGCCGTTTACGAGCTCAGGCGGGCACCAGGCGCCGAGCATCGTCACCTCCTCGACCGCGAGCGCGAAGAACGTGCCGAAGAACCGCCGTCCGCGCGTGTCGCGCACCTGCACAAGCTGTCCGATCCACGAGTGCAGCGTGTCGACCGTCGACCGCGGCACCAGTCGGTACTGCCACTTGAAGGTACCCACCTCACCGGCAGAGATGACCGAACGTCGACGTCCGCCGGCGTACGTGCGCACGTCGCCCGCCGCGGTGTAGTCCTCGGCGCGTCCGATCGCCGCCTTGCCCGCTACGCCGGCGCCGGTGGTCACCAGGTTGACCCACGTCTTATCGAGCGTCAGGATCGTCATCACGCGGCCCGCGCCGTCCGCAGCATGCGCGCGCCCACGCCGTTGAGCTGGTACCCGATCGCACGTCCCAGCTTCTCGATCGTCTCGTCGCTCAGGTCAATGGGCTCGGCCGCCGGCGCACGCCCCCCGCTCGAGCGAATCGCCTCGGCGAACGCCGGTGGAATCACCATCTCACGTCGGTGCAGGAACGCCAGCTGATCCTGCGGGATGTTCCACGCGCCGGTCGCGTAGCCCATCGGCGGCATGTTCGGGTTCGCCTGCTGCACATTACTGATGCTGCCGTAGCGCGAGAGGATGTACCGAATGCCGGCGACGATGTTCGCCACCGGGTTGTAGATGTCGTCCGGCAGCGACTGCAGTCGATACGCCTCGAACGTCGCGCCGATGGTCTGCATCAGACCGCGCGAGGGATCGCCGTGCTGTGCGTTGATATCGTAGGTATTGATGGAGCGCGGATCGCCGCCGGACTCGCGACCGATCAGCGTGAGAAGACCGTTCGTCCACGAGTCACCGACGCCCGTCAGTCCCTCGGCGATGTGAATCCAGTCGAGCAGCTGCTGCGTACCGAGGAAGCGACCCTTCACGGTAGTTCCCACGAACATCGACGCGAGCTTGTTCTTAGCGAGCGTCACGAAGTGCTCGAGGAAGTGCTGGAAGTCAAACGCGCCGCCGATGAGGCCCTGGATGAGACCTTTGATGATCCAGCCGCCGAAATCCACGGCCCACTGCGGCGCCGAGTGGATGCCAAGCGCGCTCTTAATCCAACCCGGGATGTTGTTGAACCAGTCGGTCACGGTGTGCCAGATGGCCTTCAAGCCGTCCAGGAACCCGTTGATGATGCTCTTGCCGACGTCACCGGCCCACCGTCCGGCATTGCCGATCGCGTTGCCGATCGAGCTGAGCATGTTGTTGAACCACGACGTGACGATGTGCCACGTGTTCACAATCCCGTCGTGATATGACTGCAAGAACGATATCGCCTTATCCATAGCCCAGCGGTTGATGTTGCCGATGGCGGCGCCGATCCGCTCAATCCACTTTCCGAACCAGTCAGTGACGGTATGCCACACGCCCTTCAGGCCGTTGAGGAAGCCCTCGATGATGTTCTCGCCGGACTTGAGCAGCCACCTGGCCGCGTTGATGAAGATGGCGAGTATTCGACCTTCGATGGTGGCGATGTGCTTGAGCATACGGATGATCGCGCCCACCGTCGCGTCGTACGCGGCGTTCCACGCTCTCTCGAGAAACGCCTTGATCTGGTCGAAGTGCTTCGCGATGAGCAGCGGTATCCCGATGAACGGCGCCAGTACGAGGAGCGCGATCGGCCCCCACGTCTTCAGGAACGTCCACACGTTGTTCCACGCGTTCTTAAGGAAGGTTATCAGGTTACCCCACCAACCGGTGATGTTCTTCCACGCGTCCTCGAGCGCGTGCCACACGGTGACGCCGACGTGGTACAAGTTGATGAAGAACTGGTAGATATCCTTGCCGACGCGCGCGCAGACGCGCCCCACCTCGTCGACGATGTCGCGAAACGTCTTGGAGTGCGTGTACGCGTAGATGAACGCCGCGACGAGCGCGCCGATCGCGATGACGATAAGTGCGATCGGGTTGGCGTCCATGGCGACGTTGATGGCGGTGATCGCCGCCACGACCATCGTGTATCCCTTCCACGCCGCCATGAACGTCAGCACGCCGACCGTGATCGTCTTAACCAACGTCTCGTGCGTCTTGATGAAGTCCCCGACCGCCTTCAGCGCCGGTATCACCTGATGCTCGAGTACGCTCGATACCGCGCCCCAGCCCTCTCTCGCGAACTTAATGATCTCAGCGGCGAGCGGCGTGAGCACCCTCCACAGGTTCTCGATCGTCGTCGCCAGCGTACCGAAAAATCCCTTGCCCTTGCCCGCCTCGTCGAACATCCGCATGAACGCAGGCAGCACGTGCGTCGTCACAAACGTTGAGAACTTGCCGATAACGGGCAGCAGCTTCTCGCCGACCGCGACCTCAACCTCGTGGTACGCGGCCTTCATCTTCGCGCCCGCCGAGCCCGCCGCGACGGCGCTGCCGCCGAACTCCTTGTTGAGCTCTCCTAGGATCATCTTCTGGGCGCCGAGCTTGTCGCCGCTCTCCACCATCGTCTTGATCTGTTCCTTCTGCTGCGCGGTAAAGTTGACGCCGACGCGCGCCAGCGCTGTGACGCCCTTAATGGGATCCTGCAGCGCCTTGCCAAGCTGAACCGACGCGGCCTTGCCGTCCTCGTTCATGCGCACCGACAGATCAAGCACCGCCTTGTTGGCCTGCGTGAAGATGTCGTTACCTTTGCCGACCTCGTTTCGCACGTCTGTGAACGTGAGCAAGATGCTCTCGTTGCCCACGATGACGTCCTTGGTAACGCCGGTCGACGTACTAAGAGCGTCGGCATACTCGGATACGTCCTTCGCGCTGACGTGCGCCGCACCGCCGGTCGACGCAATACCGGCGGCGACCTCGCGCATGATCCGATGCGCATCGGCGGCCGCCTCAACCGAGCCCTTGAGAAACTCGATGGCGCCGAAGCCGAGAGCCATCGGCGCCATCATCAGGAACATCGACTTAGCGGATTCCCTCATCGAGGAGAACATGCCCTCGGTGTGCTCGGTTACGCGCTTGACGCTGTGCCCAACCGCCTCGTTGGTCGCCTCCAGGTCGCGACCCATGCTCTTGATCGAGCCGCTGACCTGCTCGTGAACCCGCTCCAGATCCTTGCCGGCGCCCTGGATCGACGTGTTAACGCCGCCCCTGAGCTCCTTCTCAAAGTTGTTGAACACAGGCAGAATCTCAACGAGCGCGCGGTCGATGGCCTCGGTTGGCACCGGTCACCTCCGCAGCTGGTCGACGCTGGTAAGACCCATCCCGGTAAGGAAGCTCTGCGTAGCCTCATCCTCGCCGCGCCACCACGGCGGCGCATCCTCGTGAATGGCGTCACGGCGCCGCTGACCGGGCGTCCACCAAGAGCTCACCTCGAGTGTGACGTCCAGCTCGGCACGCGGATTATCGTGCTCATCACTCGGCAGCGGCTGACGCTGAACCATCGCGAAGTATATCCTGTTCAGGAAGCGATCTGCGGAGAGAGTTCGGAGGTCGCGATATTCGCCGTCAAGCTCGTGCCATCGTCCCGGCTCTCCTGCCCATCGGAGGAGCTGGACGATGGCTGGGTAGGGCGCATGCCGTACTCCTCCATCAGCCAGGGCAGAACCTTCATGGCCTGGCCTAGTGTGATCGGCTTCTCCTTGTCGGACATGCGCGCTAAGAAGGTGTCGGCGGACGCCTTCCTCAAGATGAGATTGAATATCTCGCCGAACGCGTCCGGGTTCTTCGCGATGTTAGCCTCGGTGAGACCCTCGAACATCGCGCCAAAGCGCATGAGGTCCATGGCCGGGATACCCGTGACGCCGTAGAAGACGTCGTCATCGATGCGAAACCGCACGTGCACCGCTTCGGTGAAGTCTTTGATCTCAGGATCGTTGGGCGATAGTACCTGCGTCATGCGTCGACCCTAGTTCACCAACTACCGCATTCACGCACGTGACTTTAACCACGCGCCGCCCGAAGCGCCTCGCGCAAGAACGGTGCCGGATGCTGACCGCGCGTCGACCGGGCGAACACCATCTTGCCGGTGCGCTTGCTCTTGAACACGAGGTACGTGCCGCCGCCATGCGGAACGATCGGCGTGCCTCTCGGTCCGTAGATGCCGGTGCCCTCGTGCACCCACATCGCGTACTGGACGCTCGCGCCGACGACGATAGCGAAGGTCGCTATTCCCATAACCACGCGTGGCTCGACGGCGAGCGAGATGTCGCCGCGCAGTCGCCCCGTATCCGCCGGAGCCAGCTTCTTCGCGAGCGTCTGGACACGTAGACCACGCCGAAGAAAGCTACGCGCCATGCCGCTGGCGGGACTGTGCAGCTGTCGGTTGATCGCGTTGAGATCGAGTATCTGCCTAACCGCCGGCACCTACCTGATCACCCCCACGACGAACTGAAGTTCCGAGCCGACGCACGCGCCCGCCGGTCCGACGAACGGCTGGCCTCGGATGATGAAGTCGTAGATGTCGCCGCTGGTGCTCAGCGCGTTCAGCACGTCGACCGTCGAGCACAGTACGGCGGTCGCGTCGGCGATGACCTCACGCGCGGACGCATCGAGCGCGGCGACCGACGGCGCCGTGTCGCCGCCCTGCGGCTCGGGCGCGCACCGGACGATCTGCACTACCATGTCCGCGCACAGAATCGCGCCCTGGTCCTCAGTAGTCACCGTCAGCTCGATGGGAAACTGGTCCGAGAGAAAGTTGCGCGCCGACGCGAGCGCCAGCAGCCCGCACTGATCGCAGTCGTCCCACGCGATCGCGCCCGGCACGACGCCGACGCGCGTTGGCGCGTTGCCAATGTTGCGCAGTGCAACGACGTTGGCGTCCCGAATCCGCCCGAGGACGGCGTAGAAGTCAAGCACGCGGCGCGTCTCCGTCCTTCGCCACCTCGTAGCGATCGTCCGGATAGAGCAGGGCACTGCGCGCGTCCGCGTTCAGGTCGGGCGCCCACCGCATTGCGGTGCAGACTGGATTTCCGTTCCAGTCTACGACCCAGTCACGCTCGGCGTGATCTATGAGGTCGGCGAGGTCCGGCTTCACGTGCCGATCCTTCCGCGCGGTCGTCGATCGACGGGGTACACCCGCGCCCGAGATCGCAGCTGCTTCGGGTTCCACGTCTTGATGAACATGTCCGTGAAGAAGAGACCCGTGATACCCTTGTCGAACATCGAGGCCATGTCGGGCATCGAGATGGTCACACCCTGGCGCGCCAGCGACGTCACGGCACGCGGGAGACGACAGTCCTGACCCTGCGCGCCTCGGATGAACTCGCACGCCAGCTCGCCCACGGCGATCGCCGCGCCACCCGGTATCGACTCGCCGTACTGCGCCGTAACGGACCACGTTCCGACCTGCGTATCGGCGAGCGTGAGGTCGTTGCGCATAGGCCACGTAGATCCGTCCACACGCACAAGTATCCGCCCGTTGTCGACACGGTACGCGCCCGTGACCAGCGGCGACCCGTCGACGCGCACCTCGGTGATCGCGTGCACGGGAGCCGGAAGTCGCACCTCGGCGAGCGAGCCGCCACACGTGCAGCTGTCCGAGCACGTGCCGCAGCCCACGCCGAACCAGAAGCCGGCGTATCCGCCGCCGCTGCTTACGGTGGCGCCCAGCGGCGGCGGCTGCGCGCCGGGCCACGGCAGCCACGCGTCGGGGTACGGAGTGTCGAGAGCGTAGTCGCGACACGGACGCAGCTTGACGGTAGTGAATCCAAAGCGCTGGCCGGTGAGCGACCACAGTACCTCGGTGGCGAACGCCACCGCCGTGCCGGTGACCGTCGGGGACTCGGTTGAGACGTCACACGGCCAGAGAACGGGCCAGGACGTGACGGGACTAAAGTCACTGCTCATATCTGAGGCACCGGCCCCTCGCTGTCGCCGACGTCAAACGTGATGAGCACCGAGGCAAATCTCTGCGCATTGTTACCCGCCCAGAACCGCGCGCGGTAGTGCCCAGGCGTCGGAAACTCGGTGCCCTGCCACGTGTACTGTACCTGCCCGTTCGTGGCCGGATTGACCAGTACGGCGTTCTGCGTGACCGCGGCGCCGAACTGCTCGTGATAAACAAACTTCACGGTGTAGCCGGTGAGGTCGATGGCGTTGCCGTTGCTGTCCTGGAACTGATAGATGAGAGGAATCGGTTTCTCACCACAAACGAAAGGTCCGATCGTTAAGCTCGGCTGGCTCACGTACCGTCCTCCCGTCCGCTGAGTGGTCCGTCGTTTCGTTCGTAGAATACGCGACCAGGCGGCTCACGACCCGACGCGCCACCGCTCTCGACGCCGCCGACGTGTCCCGGCGGTTCGCGTCCGGCGACGCCGCCGCTCTCGCGTCCGAAGAGACGAATGCGCAGGTTCGACAGCGCCGAGATGAGCGTCGGCACCCGCGTCC